AAGGGCGCGAGCCGCATCGAGCAGGCTTTCGAGGCGTCGGACCAGCGTCGCTACCATGTGCCGTGCCGCCATTGTGAGCAATTTCAGGTGCTGAAGTGGGCCAATGTGCAATGGATCGACAGCGACCCCGAAACCGCACGCTACGCTTGCGAAGGATGTGGCGCCTTATGGAGCGACGCCGACCGCATCTGGGCCATTCGCAATGGCGAGTGGAGGGCCTCGAAACCCTTCACGGGAGTGGCCGGCTTCGCGATTAACGGCATGTATTCGCCCTGGACGCCGCTCAGTGATGGGGTGCGGGACTTCATGGCCGCGAAGAAGAGCCCGGAAATGCTCCGGGTGTGGACCAATACCTACCTTGGCGAAACCTGGGAGGACCAGGGCGAGACGGTCGACGACTGGGCGCTGGCGGAGAGGCGCGAGCCGCTGCCGGCAATCCCCGATGAGGTGATCGTGCTGACGGCGGGCGTCGACGTGCAGGACAACCGGCTTGAGGTGACGCTGCTGGGCCATGGCCGCGACGATGAGACTTGGGTGCTGAGTCACGATACGCTCTGGGGCGATCCATCGACGCCGCAATTGTGGACGGCGCTGGACTCCAAGTTGTTCGCCCAGCACGAAACGGAGTCGGGGCGGCAAATCATGATCCGCTCGACCTGCGTGGACTCCGGGGGCCACTACACCAACGCGGTTTATGCCTACTGCAAGCGCAACGCCGGGCGCCGCGTGTTCGCCATCAAGGGCGTGGGCGGCGAAGGCAAGGCCATGGTGGGGCGGCCGAGCAAAAACAACGTCGGCAAGTGCCCCCTGTTCCCGGTGGGCGTGCACACCGTGAAGGACGCGCTCTTCGGACGGCTCAAGGTGACGGATCCGGGGCCGGCGTATATTCACTTTTCCGACGCCCTGCCTGACGAGTATTTCAAGCAGCTGACCGCCGAGAAGATCGTGACGCGATACCACAAGGGCTTTCAGCGGCGGGAGTTTGTGAAGACCCGGCCCCGAAACGAGGCCCTAGACTGCTTTGTGTACGCGATGGCCGCTCATGCTATCATTGGCGTGAACGTTAACGCCTTGGCTGCCCGTTTGGAGGCAGCCCCGGTGGAGACTGAGGAGAAGGCGCCGCCCGCACCGGCGCGGCAAGGCTTCATCCCAAGACCGCAGCGCGTGGGCGGCTTCGTGAATAGTTGGCGGTGACGATGGCTAACCTCTTTGATGCAGCGAACGCCCCGGAAGGTGAACCCACCGAGATCGTGGTCGGTGACTTCCTGCAATGGAAGCGCTCGGACGTGGCGGACGATTACCCCACCGGCGATGGATTCACCGCCGAGTATGTGGCCCGGATCACGGGCGGTGGCAGCACCGAGATCAAGATGCCGCAGGCGGCGGGCTCGACGGACGATTACTATCTGTTCACGGTATCGAGTGAGACCAGCGCCGCCTTCCTGCCCGGCCGCTACCATTGGCAGCTGGAGATCACGGAGACGGCGAGCGGCAATCGCATCGTGGTCGACATCGGGGACTTCGATGCCATCCCCGACATGGACTCGAACCAAGCCGATCCGCGAATCCATGCCGAGATCATGCTCGACAAGATCGAAACGCTGCTCGCCGGGAAGGCTGACAGCGACGTGGCGTCCTACTCCATCGCCGGCCGGAGCCTGACCAAGCTGAGCTTTCAGGAGCTCCTCGATGCGCGTGACAAGTACCGGCGCGAGATCGTGCAGCACAATAACAAAGAGCTCATCAAGCGCGGCAAAAGCAATGGCTCGACCATTCAAGTGAGGTTTTAGCTATGGGGATCGCTGACTGGTTCAAAAAGAAGCCTGCCCCAGAGCCGACGCGGGGCCGGACCTTCAAGCGATCCTACGCAGCCGCCAATACTGGGCGGCTTTTTGCTGACTTCCCCGGCAGCGAGCGCAGTGCAGATTCGGAGCTATACCCCGTAATTTCAAGGATGCGGGCGCGGACCCGCGACCTGGCGCGCAATAACGAGTATGCCAAGCGCTACCTGGAGCTGCTCAAGACAAACGTGGTGGGAGATCGCGGCTTTACCCTTCAGGTCAAGGCGGTGGATACGGTGGGGCGGCTGGACCAGGGCGGCAATAACGCCGTCGAGGCGGCCTTCCGGCGCTGGGGGCGGATGGGCAACTGCACCGTCGACGGCAAAATGAGCTGGAACGACGTGCAGAAGATGGTCATGGAGGGGCTCGCCCGCGATGGCGAGGTGTTCATCATCAAGCACCGTGGCGCCTCTTTTCACGACTCCTTCGCCCTTGAGTTCATCGAGCCGGACCAGATCGACGAGGAGAAGAGCGAGCGCCTGCCCAATGGCAACGAGATCCGCATGGGCGTGGAGCTCGACCGCTTCCGCAAGCCAGTGGCCTACCATATCTTGACCGGGCACCCCGGCGACTATGACTTCACCACGCAAACGCGATCCCCGAAGCACCGGCGGATTGAAGCGAGCAAGGTGATCCACATTTTCCGCCCGCTCCGCGCTGGGCAGACGAGGGGCGAGCCGTGGATGGCCCCGGCGCTGGCTTCGATCAAGCAGCTGGGCGCGCTTCGGGAAGCGGCCATCGTCAATGCCCGAGTGGGCGCGAGCAAAATGGGCTTTTTCACCAGCCCGAGCGGCGATGGCTTCATGGCTGATGACCTGGATGGCAACGTGCCGATCATGGACGCGCAGCCGGGCACCTTCCACCAGCTGCCGCAGGGCGTCGACTTCAAGAGCTTCGACCCCCAATACCCCTCGAACGAGTTTGATGCGTTTCACACAAGTGTGTTGAAAGGCGTCGCCTCGGGCCTGGGGGTGAGCTACACGAGCCTCTCCAATGACCTTGAGGCCACGAGCTACTCCAGCATCCGCCAAGGCGCCCTTGAGGAGCGGGATTACTACCGCACGCTCCAGCAGTTCATGCTGGACCACTTCGTGCGGCCTGCCTTCGACGCATGGCTTGAGGCGGCCATGGAGGTGGACTCCTTCGGCATCCCCGTCCGGCAGTTTGAGCGCTTCTCCGACGCGGCAGAGTTCCGGGGCCGGGCGTGGAATTGGGTGGATCCGCTCAAAGAATCGCAAGCCATCATCCAGGGCCTTTCCGCCGGCATTGTGTCGCTGCAAGACGCCGCCCAGCATTACGGCAAGGACGCCGAGGAGCTCCTTTCTCAAATTGCCAAGGATCGGGAGCTCATGAATCAGTTCGGCGTGAAGTACGCCTTCGAGCCCTACGGCGCGCAGAAAATGCCGATCAATCCCGAGGTGAGTGACGATGCCGATCTATAAAGGCGTTGAAATCAGCACCACCCCCACCGACGGGATGGTCGAGGAGGCTGAGCGCGGCCTAGCCTGGCGCGAAGAGTACGGTCGCGGTGGCACCGAGGTGGGCGTGGCCCGTGCTCGTGACATCAGCAACCGGCGCGAGCTCAGCTTCGACACGGTGAAGCGCATGGTGTCCTATTTCGCCCGCCACGAGGTGGACAAGCAGGGCGAGGGCTGGAGCCCCGGCGAGGAGGGATACCCTAGCGCCGGGCGGATCGCGTGGGCTTTATGGGGTGGCGATCCCGGCCGCACCTGGGCCAATAATATCTCCGACCGCATGGATGACGCTGATGATGCGGATCGTGCCTATCAGGAGTCTCGGCCCTATCCAAACGAGCACGCTGCGCGAATTCGCGACCCCGACCAATATGATGGCTTCCGACGCATGAATGATGAGCTCGGCGATGGCATCCACATCATCCTCGGGCTCAAGGACGGCACCAGCGAGATTCAGAGCATCCGCTTTGATAAAGACAAGTGGTCGGTGGATGACGCCAGAGCGTGGTTGATAGATAATGGCTATGAAGCGCTGGAGTTTGAGCCGGCGACGGAGGAACCGAACATGGAACGCGCAGAACCTGATGAGCTAAGCATCGGCGATTTCGTCGAATGGGAAAGCGCTGGCGGAATGGCACGCGGGCAGGTCGAAGAGATTGTGCGCGATGGCCAGATCGAGGTGCCGGACACCGATGTGGTGATCAACGGCGAGCCCGATGATCCTGCCGCGCTCATTCGCATCTTCGACAGCGAAGGCCAGCCCTCCGACGTGATGGTGGGCCATCGCTTCAGCACGCTCACCAAGATCGACCCCATCGAGCCGGCGGAGCGTGAGTCCTACGAAGACGACGAGCGCGGCAACATGGAGGAGGAGCGCAAGGCAGCGCCCGAGGTAGTGCATCGCGCCATGGAGCTCGAGCCCCAGGCCGTCAATGCTGACGACCGCCGGGTGCGCATGGCTGGCTCCTCCGAGGCCCCCGTCGAGCGCAGCTTCGGCATCGAGGTGCTGGAGCACTCTGAAGACGCGATTGACCTAAGTTTTCTGAACAGCGGCCGCGCCCC